TTTCAGACCTTGTGGAGCATCAGTCTGAACCCACCATGCGGTAGTTGAAGTAATACGAGAAAGGTTAGCTTGACCTTCAGCCAACAGACCCATCGACTTAACAGGGTTGATGTCGTTGTCAGCTGTGCCAGCACGGAGAACCGATTTCAACAGAACTTCAGCTTGGAACACGTTAGAAGGACCAGATACGATCTTCTTTGGTGTCAAACGGATACGCTTACCGTTGTTGTCAACAGCGTTGCGGATCTGAATGAGCAACTGCTCAAGCGAAGTTTGCGACAAAGCTGCTGCAGTGGTCAGCTGGTTGCTGAACACACCGTTAACGATAGGGTGATTGGTGTTAACCAAAGATACACCATCGCCGCCGGTATAAGCAGAGTTGAACGCACGGTTCAGAATGTTAGCGCCCAGAGTTTCCTTGGTTTCAACCAGCGACTGAGCAAGGTGCTCAGCATAGGTCTTACCGATACGGATATGGTCGCCATCTTCTACCAAAACTTTGGTCAGCGCAAAAGCCAAACCGTAGACTTTGTAGAGGTAGCGTTGCAGGAACAGAACACCACCGGACTGATACGTAACAGCCATACCGTCAGGCAGTTCTGGAGCTGCGCCAAAACCGTACAGAACAGGTTCCTCGTGGTAATTACGTGGAATACCTTTTTGCTCACGGAAAACCATCTTCCACTCGTCTGCACGCTGGTCATAAACACCATCGAAGACTTCGTTAAGGATAGGTTCAACTACCGACCGAAAGTCGGTACTTCTCATTGGAGTTGCCATTTAATCAACCCTCCTTTAAATGCTATTAACAGCAGCTTTGTAGGCGTGTTCGTTAATACGAACCGTAACCACAACATAAGCGTCTGTCAAAGAGTCATTGACGTTACCTTCGAAACCTGTAATCTGGAATTGACCAGAGGTCGCTACGATAGCAGTCAAAAAAGTGTTGGAAAGACCCGTTTGAGTCGAACCACCAGGAGATGCTACAGTCCAGTCACATTCTTCACCGACTGCTGTTTGCACAGTAGTACCGGCTGAAGGATTGTTGTACTGAACAGCGAACAGCGTCTCAGGATCGTCATACACCCAAGCAGTGATTTCAGTGCCAGTGGCACCAGATGGCCAAAATGGCGAAATCGTAGGTTTACCAGTAGCATCATTATACTGACAACCTGCGAAAATGCCTAGCAAAGTAACACCATCAGTAGTACCGGAACGAGTACCGTCCGAACTACCAAGTTGAATAACACCGTTATCGGTTAATTTTACAGGGTCGCCCGAGAAAATATTTGCCGCATAGGTCGAAGCGATTACATAGGCTTTCGGACGCATTTGACCACTGTTGTGGTACGATGCGCGAAAACCAAAAGGTGCGCTAGTCGAAGACATGCTTGCTCCTAAATGGTTAAAAGGTTACGTCAGGAAAGATCAAAAAGAGCTTCCCGCTTTTGTCCCATTTCCGCATTACCTTCACCTACTGTCAACCTCGACTTAGACATTTTGGCTTGTTCTTCTAAGAACTCAGCTGTGTCTGTCAGTTTCTCTTCTTCGCGCATAGGAGCATCGTGGTGAGCCTCCTTCATAAAACGCTCATAAAGACTGATAGGCAACTTAAAAGCCAACATCTCATTAACACCGATAAAACCTTGCCAGTCACCCGTCTTGAGTGTGGCATACTCCCAGCCAGGAACATCCTCCGGCTTCACAGGTTCATAGCCCAAACGAATTCTCGTCTGGATGGAGTCACGGGGATTAGTCGTGGTAAGCCAGCACATATGCCAGCCAGGAATCTTAGGTAAGTCCGGAAGTGAGGACTGAAAAAATTGCTGACGGAACATTTCAACCCGCTCGTCTTCGGTTACTTCGCGATTTTCAGTAACTGGGCGATCTTTCATCACCCTGCTATCACGGTTCTCTCCAGCGGATTTCTTTAATCGTTCGTCGGTCATAATACTCGCTCCTTTCAGCGATTAGTGCAAATTATAGTGGGTAACTTCAAAAAAGGCAACTGATGACTTAAGCTTTGTTAGCTTTGTCATACTCAGCATACCTCTTAGCGTATCTCATACGTAAAACAGGGTCGTCCCATACTCCAGCATCAATAAGAGCTTGCTTACGGTCAGGGGACAGATAGATCTCTTTTCGAGTAGATGTCGGAGCATGCTCTCTACCTGAACCGACTGCTGGTCCCCCTCGAGGTTTACGCTCTTGTTTATCTTCGTAGTCGTCGTCACGATCACGGGACTGTTTACCGAACCGCTCAGGTAAACGACGTGCGGCACGACGCTCTAACTCGTTCCAGTAATCTTCAGTACGAGGGTCAAAACCGTCTTTTGCTAAAGCTTGATCAATCGCCATAACGATAGCTGAGTCCTCATTACGACCTTGAGGATCATACCATTTGTTATTTTGCATGAACTGTTTAGCATAGTACGCTGTTACGTCATCAATACCGTCAGACACTGGAGCTTTTTGCTGAGCTTGCTGCTTAGCATATGCTAACTGTTGAACTTTAGCAATAGCTTCGTCACGATAACGTAAAGCTTGAGTTACGTCTTCACCGTTACCGGCTTCAACAGCTTTAGCAATGATCCTGTCAGCCATCTGCGCTTCGTTCTGCGCTTTCTGGATTTGGGCATCAATACCGTTGACGTCTAACTGTTGCGTACGCTGCTCTTGAACCGTTATTCGGCGTTCCAAATCTTCATTACGTTTACGTAAAAAATCTAACTCTAATTTATCTCTAGAGATAGCTTTGTCACGACGCTCTTTACGCTCTTGTTTTTCATGCCGGCGACGTTCACGGATAGCTTCTCTTTCGTCTTCATCACCGTCATCAGCTTTAGCCGAGCGTTCATCATCTTGATCATCGTCATCATGATCATCTTCTGCTGAAGCTTTCCTTGCAGGATCTTCTTCAACAATTATGACATCGTCTTTGTCTTTGATGTCTTCATCATCTTCTTTCATTACGTCAGCCATATCTCATCTCCTTATCAGATGAATGCTCGGATAGCTAGTGGGTCGCCAATGACCTCACCCAGCAAATCCAAATCGTTAAACATAACAAACAACGCAGCTTCGTTGTCTTCTAAAGGTACTTCCCAGCGATCGCCGCCGTATTTAGCTACGCGAATATAATCTCCAACTTTTGCCCATGCACCTTCTGGCCATGGTTGCATAGTGTCTCGGTTGTGAAAAGCCAGAGGACCAATCGCGATTACTTTAGCGATTTGAGTATTCCACTTCTCAGTGTCACGAGAACCCGTATCAATTATGATACCACCTGCTGATTTCTTTTTCGGACTACGGATTTGAACCAGAACACGGCTACCATAAGGACGTACTCCAGCATTTACTGCTGGAAATGCCTCATCTAGCGCATTCTCATAAGTCGTTGTCACTATTTTTCTCCTCGTCTAACATTGAAAGAAGTACATTAATTGCGGCTTCGTACCCTGCCACGACGCCTACACGATACCCGTACTCAAAAGCATCGCGATTCTGCGGTCTCTTCATAGACTCCATGGCGAACTCACCTTGCGCCGTTTTCAGCCTATTGAGAAGCTTTGTTTCTACATTCATGCAGGTGTTTTAGGCATAACCGGAGTTGAGGGCAAAGTTTGACCTGTGACGGGTACACCCGCTGCCATACGGTGATGCTGCTTGACTGCTGCGTTGTTCATTGGGACTGTGCCCGTAGTTGGTTTGTCTGACATTGTTGCCTCCTAAAGTTAAACTCCTGGGTTGACGCCAGTTCCTGTGCTAACGGCGACCTTCTCTCCGCTAGCGATTTCCGCCGCTGCGAGACGCATTGCTGTCTCGTTGTCATCGGTGTTCATTTCCAGACGTGTTTGCAGTTCGACCATTGTACGCTGGTCTTCCGACTGCTGACGTAACTGTTCACGCTGTAATTCAGCTTGACGATTTTGACCATCTTCAGACAGCTTCTGCTGTTCGATTTGCAACTTAGCTTGATCTGCCTGAGCTTTCTGTTGCAATGCCTGAGTTTGTATCTGAGCGCCAATCTTAGCCACTTGTAAGCTATTGTCTGGCGGCATAGGTGGTTCAGGTTTGAACTGCTGCGCCTGTTGATCGATCTGAGCCAGCTCTTGTGCAAACGAAGCCAGCTGCTGTTCGATGAATCTTTGCACTTCAAGTATGACTTCTACTTGTTGCTGTGAGTCTTCTTTAATCAAGTCTTCATTTTGCGCTCTATCTACCGCATCATGCGCTTGAGAGAGGTAATAGTTCAGTAGATGGTCGCGCAAATGTATAGACATAGGGTAAAGATACGTCTTTATGATGGCTGGGTTCTGCCCAAACAGCGGAGACTTCAAAAAAGCTAGGTGCGTCATCAAGTGCGCCATGTGATCTTGTCCTGGTAGCACGTAAACTGGGCTACCCATGGTGGCTGCTACGTTCTCAGACACCGGATCCATGTCTTCTGACGCTGGTTTAGGCTGAAGCACGTCCGTATCGCTGATTTTCAACGTGCGGAGGAACATATCCTCCACTTTTCTAGCGTCATACAGCTGAGGCATCATAGCCGCACGCTGCATTACTGCTTGAACCTGCGCAAAACGCTGGGTTTCGCTGAAAATTGATGGGTCAGACACCGGAATGATGTCCATCGGACCATCAAAGTCACTAGGATCTATCTCAATACCAGCTGCTTGCGCTTTGATATCCTCTTCAGTCAGGTATGCACTGTCTATTCGGTGCAGAATCTCAAACACTTTCTCCATAGACGAATGGAGACGTGCGTGGATGCTGCTGAACACCACCATACCTTGCTCAATCAGAGCTAAAGTTGTACCGACTGGCTGGTTAGGGTTCTGGTCTGACAGCTTTTCAAAGCTCGTCTGTACTACACCTTTACCAGCATCAACTAGGAAGCCGAGTAATTGGAACAGAACAGGACTAGGTTGGTTAAACGGCATAGGCATGGCTAGCTTACGCACGTCATCAATCATCGCTCCACCGTCCATCTCAACAACTTCGGTAGGTTGTACGTTGATGGTCTGACCGGATGGTCCCCCTTTCAGCTTGAGCAAGGTTGGGATGTTCTGAATATGCGCTGAATCCATCAGTGCGCGTAGTGCGCCGGTGGCTGCTCCAGACAAACCGCCAATCATATGCGTCAAGCCGATTGGGTAAGCACCACGCCAAGGTACAAACGGAAACTCAACAATCCAGTCTAACTCTTCACGCTGCTCGTCATCTGCTTCCCAGTTACGATACAACGACAAAGCCTTGCTAGTTGTCTTGTCAATAGACAGAATGTACGGCTCACTACCGTCACCGAAGTCCAAGAACGTATACACTTCGTAGATCGTACGTAGTCCGTCTTCGTTGTACGACGATGCCTGACGACCTTCAATCTTATCGTTAGCTACCGTTGACTTACTGAACTCAGGATCTCCTGGCATACCTAAGTCAACGTCAATATACATCTCCTGCTTGACACGCTTCTGGTACTCCATCTTCGTGATATACTGCACGTGCGTCTTGCGCTCAGCAGAGTAGAAGTTGGTAGCAGCGAACGGCAGGTATATATCGTCAATAGCGATGAACTCAGAAGCAGGACGCTTAAACTGAGGGTTCCACATCAACTTCATGTACTGCCCGCCACCCAGCGGGAGCTGCGTAGACAACTGCTCAAGCTCGGAGCGGAACTCCTTCATCTGCTTGGTTGTCTGCCAGTTCATGAAGGTAGCTTTACGGTCTGCCTTCGCCAGTTTGTCTTTATCTTTTGTGCCGTAGATCTTACTACGTACAGGACCATTTGGAGGGAAGATCTCCTTCATGAATCGTGCTGAGAAGTCTACGCACGCCTCAACTAGCATAGGGTGTACGACCTTGTTTGCGCCGGTGAACTGCGCACCACCAGGAGCATCGTCACCTAGTCCGGTACGACGGATACCTTCCTCATACTGCTTGTCACGCTTCTCACGTGCGGTCTTGTCTTTGTCGATCTTCTCGAGTAAGTCGGTAACTGCCTCGTACAACTCTGACTGATCAACTTCTTCAACGATGTTTGAGAAATGACTCAGGTTACGCTTGAGGTCTACGTCGTTCTTTTCGCGCAGAATAGCGCCACCGTCTTCGGTGTCTTCTACCTCGTTGTCTATATCTTCCAAACGAACGGTTTCACCTTTTAACTCTTCATCATCCTTCATTTGCTCAGCCATTTTGTTCCTCTATTAACTGTGCTGCCATCTCATCAATTTCATTAGGGTTGAACTCTACCGCTCCACCCTTTGCGTACGGTACTGAGAGTTCGACTTTGCGTCCGGTGCCAGGAGGCATCTTACGACCACCATATAAACGAGCAAGAGCGTAAGGAGACATCTCTGAAAGATAATCGCCGTAGTGCTCGAGAGGAATGTCAATCTTCCTACCTTGGTACGTAGTCTGTTGCGGATTAAAATCATACTCATCAATTATTCGGTACTGTTTGGTTTTAGGATCTAACTCGTAATTGAACTGCCCGAGCGACTTAGCCAGCGAAGGACGTGGAGGCAAGACACCGCCGATGAGGTTTGCCGCAACAGCTTTACGTCGATTACCGCCAGTTAGTTCGTCGTAGTCTTTGTACTCAATGTAACCCTTACCTTTACCACCTAACATCTTTTCTTTCTGCCGGATCATATTTTGCAACTCTGATAACTCATCAGTGTTGAAATCACTAGCGGTGATTGGGTCACGCTTGTCACGCGCAAATGTGTCAAGGTATATCTTATGCGCAGCGGACATCCTGTCGCGTTTAGACAGTTTGTCGTAAAGATTGATAGCACCTTCGGTTACTTTGTCTGACACCCATGCGCCCATCCGGTCTCCGAACGTCGGCTCTAAACCGTCAAACGGTGAAGGCTCTTTGCGTTTAGCGCTACCGCCTTTTTCCAT